TACTCGATCAGCTGCTACAACTGCAAAACCCACTGGCGGCTTCGCTGGCGTGTTTCTTGGTTGTGAGTTTATCAATCCCAGTACTGGTCAACTGCAATTCCAGCAAAACTTTGTTGGTGGCACAACAGTAACAACTGGCTTTATTACAGCTTATGTCTGTGATGATCCAGATGCTCTGTTCCAAGTCGCTGTGGTTTCTGGCACAACAGTTGTGACCGGTGTTCAGTATACGTCTGTTGGTAATAACGCCACCATCGTTAACAACACTTCAATCACTAACGCTGGCAATTCTCAAATTGCGTTGCTTGATTCGACCGCTACAACGGACACATTGACAATTCGCATTGTTGACGTTGTTCCTGACACCGCTTATGTTTCTGGCGGCAACACGCTGTATCCTGAAGTGATCGTAAAGTTCAACTTCGGTATGCACGCATACGAAACCGCCGTCGGCGTATAAGGAGCTAAAACATGGCTATTTCACGCGCACAACTATTGAAAGAGCTGCTCCCCGGCCTGAACGCATTGTTCGGTTTGGAGTACGCACGTTATGGTGAGCAACACAAAGAGATCTACGAAACAGAGACCTCTGAGCGTTCGTTCGAAGAAGAAACCAAACTCTCCGGCTTCTCGGCTGCACCTGTTAAGAACGAAGGTTCTGCAATTGCATACGACAATGCTCAGGAAGCTTGGACTGCTCGATACAACCATGAAACCATCGCTTTGGGCTTCTCGCTCACGGAAGAGGCAATTGAAGATAACCTGTACGACAGCTTGTCGGCTCGTTATACAAAGGCTCTCGCCCGCGCAATGGCTTACACCAAGCAAGTCAAGGCTGCTGCTGTTCTGAACAACGGCTTTTCAGCGTCCTACACGGGCGGTGACGGAGTTGCACTGTTTAGCAACGCACACCCCTTGGTTGGCGGTGGCACTAACAGCAACATTCCTTCGACTGCTGCAGACTTGAACGAAACTTCGTTGGAAAACGCAGTTATTCAAATCGCTGCTTGGACGGATGAACGAGGTCTGTTGATCGCTGCTAAGCCCAAGAAGTTGGTCATTCCTCCATCACTCCAGTTCGTTGCAACTCGCTTGCTCGAAACGGAACTCCGTGTTGGTACGGCTGACAACGACATCAACGCAATCAAGAACAACGGTTCGATTTCGGAAGGTTACACAGTTAACAACTTCCTAACCGACACCAATGCTTGGTTCTTGACGACTGATGTTCCTAACGGCATGAAGCACTTTGTTCGTACACCATTGTCACAGTCGATGGACGGTGACTTTGATACAGGCAACGTGCGTTACAAGTCACGCGAACGTTACAGCTTCGGCTGGTCGGATCCGCTTGGCATGTACGGCTCTGCCGGTGCTTAAGTAACAAATCAAGGGGCGCACAGCTAGAGGTCGTCGCGCTTAAAAGAGTACCCTAAGAATCGCCCTTGATTTTGCCCCGCTTCGGCGGGGTTTTTTATTTCTAAAATTGCTTGCACAGTAACCAAATAAGGCGTATAAATATAATAACTCTGGGAAACCCGAGCCTTATCAACTGACCCAGCAGACGATGCAGAGATGATGAGGCGAAGTACTGCATATACAGGAGCCTATCATGGCATCAACTACCTTCTCCGGCCCAGTCACGTCTACAAACGGTTTTATTGGTAATATTACCGGCAACATCACCGGCAACGTTGCTGGTTCTGGATCAATCACCCACGCTACATCGGCTGCTATTAACGCCACAGCTACAGCTACAGCGGCACAAGTTGCTACTGGCTACATCACTTCTACATCCGCTGCAGTAACCACAATTACGCTTCCTACAGGCACATTGCTTGGTGCGGCTCTTGGTGCGGTTCGTGGCACTGTATTTGATTTGTATGTTGACAATACCGCTGGCGCAAACACTGTCACTATGGCTGTTGCAGTGAATGGTGTGCTGTCAAGCGCTGCTACCGACACTCCCGGAAGCTTTGGTGACCTAACTATTGCCTCTGGCGCTACAGGTATTGCTCGCTTTACGCTGATGTTCTCTAGCGCAACTGCTTATACGTTCTCACGTACAGCTTAATTAGCTGCCCACCTCGGTGGGCTTTTGTGTTTATAGGAGCTAATTATGGGTATGCAATACGACGTAAAGTCAAAACACGCTTCAGGATCAGGACTAGTTGTTTCTGGTCGCACTCGCCTTAAGGGAGCGGTAATGTTTCCTTTTACAGGCGCAACTGGGTATGCGGCTTTTGTAGATGATGTAAGCATTGTAGGCACATACACTCGATCCACAACAACAGCAACTATTACTGCTGCAGATCATGGGTTGTCCGCAGGTGATTGGGTTTATCTTGATTGGGATTTAACAGACAATCCTTACCAAGTACAGACCGTTGCAAATGCTAATACATTTACTGTGACTGTTGCTAATAGTGGGGCAGCTAGCGGTGCTGTTGTGGTTTGGAATGATGTGTTGCTACAGGCGGACTCTTCTGACCCACAGCCTTACAACATAGTTGTTCCCGGGGAAGGCATCCTTGCCCAGAACGGAATACGTATATTTTTACCCGCTAGTTTTCATGCGACGGTGTTCTATGGCTAAAAAGAATCCCTCTCTGGCGGTCGGGCGTGGCGAGAAGCTTCCCGTATCTAAGGGAGCGGGTCTTACTGCCAAAGGACGTGCAAAGTACAACGCTGCGACTGGATCAAACCTAAAGGCTCCACAGCCCGAAGGTGGTCCACGCAAAAAGTCTTTCTGCGCACGTATGTCTGGTATGCCGGGTCCGATGAAGGATGAGAAAGGTCGTCCAACACGGAAAGCCGCAAGCTTGAAGCGATGGAAGTGTTAAATGGACATGATGTTGTGGAATGTTGTGTTGTCTATAGTGATGACGGTCATGGGTTTTTTTCTTAAAGAAAAAATTTCTGAACTAAATCGCCTTGGTATCTTGCTAAACAAGACCCGGGAAGAGATGGCACGCGATCACATTACACGCGCTGAAGTTCGTGCAGATATGGGCAAGATCATTGATCGCTTTGATAAGCTTGAAAATAAAATAGACCGGGTGTTAGAAGGAGCTTCAAATGCCAGCCGTCTCAGCTAAACAAAAGAAGTTCATGGATGCCGCAGCGCATAATCCAAAGTTTGCAAAGAAAGCTGGTATTCCAACAGATGTTGCGCAAGAGTATTCTGCTGCTAGTAAAGGACAAAAATTCGGTACCGGCAGTCGCCCAGATTTACAAGGTATTAACAAACCCAAAACGGACCACGGGTCCATGAATCTTTTTAAAAAAGGTGGCGTTATGAAAAACGATATGATGCAGGACAAAACAATGGCTAAAAAAGCTGTTGGTATGCACGAGTCACAGTTGCATGGCGGCAAAAAGTCTAATCTGACAAAACTTGCAAAAGGTGGCTCTGCTTCAAGCCGTGCTGATGGCTGCGCTATGAAAGGCAAAACTAAAGGCACAATGATCTCGATGAAGTCCGGCGGGATGTGCTAATGATGTCCTCGCGTGGTATGGGCGCAATTAGCCCGTCTAAGATGCCCAACGGTAAGCGTAAAGCTCGCCGGGATGATACTGACTTCACGCAGTACGCTGAAGGTGGTAAAGTGTCTAAGGTAAACGAAGCGGGCAATTACACCAAACCCGGTATGCGCAAGAGTATGTTTGAAAGCATTAAGGCGCAAGCCACGCAGGGTACGGGCGCAGGCCAGTGGTCAGCCCGTAAAGCACAGTTGCTTGCAAAAAAGTACAAAGCTAAAGGCGGTGGTTACAAGTGAAAGACCCGCAAAAATCCTTGAAGGCATGGGGCGACCAGAAATGGCGTACCAAAAGCGGTAAGCCCTCAAGTGAGACGGGCGAACGATACCTGCCTGAGAAGGCAATTAAGTCGTTAAGTCCAGCGGAATATGCAGCGACTACTCGTGCTAAACGGGCGGGTAAAGCGGCAGGCAAGCAGTTTGTAGCTCAGCCAAAGAGTATTAAGAGCAAGGTAAAGCCGTTTAGGAAAATACCATGACCACATCAGGCTTGTCCTCGTTTAACCTAGATCTAACAGAGCTTGTCGAAGAGGCGTTTGAACGCTG